GCAGGAACCTGCGGATAATGGCCTGCTCCCTGAGCACCTTCTTGCGGATAACGGCGTTGCGCATTACTCGTCGTCCAGCTCGTCGTTGATGGGACCGAACTCGCCGCGTGCCAGGGGCAGTGCGTCCTTGGGGCCCAGGGTCATCCGGTCCGTGGCCACGGAGACGGGCATGACCTTGATGGGATACCTGTCGTCGTCCCAGCCCTTGGGGCCGCGGGCTGCATAGTGGGTGGGCTCGGCGACCTCCACCACCCGGCAGACCCGCCCCTTCTTGTACTGGCCGATGTCCACCAGCAGCCTGACGCTGTCTCCTACTTTCACCTTCGCCATCGCTTCCTCGCGCCGCTGCGCGTAGATCTCGGCGGCTATCTCAGCCGCCACACCAAACTCATGGATGAGCTGGTTGCCGTTGTTGACCAGGTCGTGCATGGCCTTCATGGCCCGTGGCTTGAGCCACACCACCCTGCCGATGCCGGTGGGGATGTCGTTGACGTAGAGCACCACGATGAACCGCTGCGGGACCCTGGTGGCCAGCAGGTGCGCCTCGTAGGTGACCTTGATCCTGTCCCTCACAGCCTCACCGCCCCGAGGTAGTCACGCAGGGCCTCACGGCCGAACTCCGAGTAGTAGCTATTGCAGTCATGTCCCTCAGGGAGGAGCCGTACGTCCGGGCCGGGAACCTTCTGTGCGATCTTGGCGGCGAACTTGCGCCCGGCCCCCTGGTCGTCGTTGTCTGCGCAGATGAGGACCGAGGTGTACCCCTCGAACAGCAGCTCGAAGTGGCTCTTCCAGGCCGAGGCCCCCGGGATCCCGACGGCGGGGATCCCGGCCTGGACCAGGGTGATGCAGTCCATCTCGCCCTCCGTGATGGCAATGGTTTCCTCGGACTCGAAGAACGCCGGTGTGTTGAAGATGGTCAGCTCCGTCTGGTGGTGCTGCCAGTACTTGGGCCCCTGCTCCCGCTGGGGCGGCCGGCGGAACCGCAGCGCCACCGGCCCGTTGGGGGTGTTGTAGGGGATGGAGATCATCCCTTTGGCTTCCTCATCCAATACGGCGGGGCGCACGACGGCTCCCAGCTGGAACCGGTCGATGGTCTCCAGGCTGAAGTGCCGCTCCTGCATCAGATATGCGAGCAGCGGGGCGCCGTCCGGGCTTTTCAGCTGGTCGTTGTAGCTCAGCACCCGCTCGATTAAAGATTGTTTCTCCGAATGCGATGGCACCGGCAAAGTCAAGGCCTTCCCTCAGCTGAATAAGATCCACCGCATCCCCACTGAAATCGCAAGCGAAACAATGAAGCCGGCCGGTGGTCCGGTTGACGGTGGCCGAGGGGGTCCTGTCCTCATGGCTCCCGGTGGGGCACTGGATCTTCACCCAGCCGCTGCCCCTGTCCGGGACAGCCCTGCCGCTGTAGTGCTCGACGACCTCGGCGATGTCGAACCGCTTATTGCTCGGGGGCGAACTCACCCAGGTAACCGTTCTCTTGGATGTTCTCCATGAGCCGGAAGTACAGGCCGGAGATCTCCTCGACCACGGGCTCGGGCGGGTTGCCCAGCGCTGTCTTGTACTCCTGGGCGATGTTGATCAGCTCGACCAGCTTCCGCATCTCAGCGATGGAGAGGGTGACCTGCACCGTCAGTTCAGAGAAGTCGATCACTTCTCCTCCTTGGTGTACGCGGCGTGGATCCGCTCCCATGAGTCCGTGAAGCTGCGCAGCACGTAGGCCTCCAGGAACGGCTTGGGAACGAACCAGCCGGACAGGCCGGCGGCGAGGAAGTGGCCCGCCGCGATCGGCCCCCAGGCGTTGGGGAACAGTGCGTAGCAGAAGTGCGCCACCAGGGTGATCACACCCAGCACCGCCAGCAGGGCGGCCACGCCCAGCCAGAAGATCTGCCAGCCCTTGAACAGTGAGAGCCGCTCGATCATGACTCCCCCCGGTTGTCCTCAGTCAATGACTTGGTCACTGCTCCTCCTTCGCTTGTCTGTTCCGCGGCCGGTGTAGTTTCCCCAGCGGTAGCCGCGCTTGATTCGATTGATGTGCTGCCGGCTGACGTTGTACTCAAAGGCCAGCTCGGTGGAATTGGCGCCCCTATCGGCGTGGACCAGGATCTCGGCGACTTCCTGGGGAGTGAGCTTTGCGGTATGCCAGCCCCTCATTCCTTGCCTTTCACATGTAGGCGGTCGCCCCTCAGGAGGGCCACCAGTTCCGAAACGGTGGTCACCACGTACTGCTCCATCGGGTCGGTGGTGCCCTTGCGCTTGGCGATCACGATGCCGGCCAGGGCCTTGTCGTTGAAGCGCTCGGCTTCCGCCTCGCCCACCCACTCACTGGCGAAGAACTGGCCGCCCCGGTCCTTGCATTCGATGACGATCTTGTGCTCCCCCAGGCGGACGTTGGCGATGTCGCCGCGGTCTTTCGACCCGGTTTTCACACGCCTGTCAATGCGGGTATCCTGCAGTGCTTCGGCCAGGCCGTCGGCTATCAGCCGCTCGAACTTGGCCCCCGCAGCCTTGGCCGAAGCCCTATTCCGTGTCATCAGGGGTGGGCGTGAGAGCCTGGAGGGCGTCCACCGCCTTCGCTGCCCAGCGCAGAATCTCCTGGGCGTTGACCGCCGTCTCGGCGTCCACCATGTCCCTGGCCAGGACGCTGGCGTCGATGGCCGCGCCGGCCACGTAGCCAAGGGCCATGACCTCATCAATGTCCATGGTCAGTGAGACCCTGGTGACCGGGGTGCCCGGCCTGATCTCATGGATGAAGGTTGTGTCGCTCATTCGGCTCCTTAGCCTTGGAAGTGCATGCGTGCGAGGTCTGTGTACAGGGGAAGGTGCCACTCGGCGCGGGGGTCAGCCTTACCAGTGCGGTTCTTCACCGGACACAGGAAGGTCTGGTCGCCGCGGCGGTGCATCGTGATGATCGTCTCCGGGCTTTTGTCGATCTTTCCCCTGATGCCGGAGCGTGGAATCGCACGGTCACCGTTGGTGTACTCGCCGGTGGTGTGGTGGAGCGTGATGATGGCGGCCTTGGTGTCCCTGCAGAGACTGTGCAGGAAGTCGCAGTTCCCCTGCAGGGCCTGGAACTCATCGCCCTCCCCCGCGTAGAGATTCGCGAGGTTGTCCATCACAAAAACCTCCGGGTAGATTCCATGTTTCGTGCTGTAGGCCTCGAACTCCCGGTGGATGTCCTCCCCCGAGGGGGAGGCGTCGTAGGAGAACTCCATGTGGGAGGTGGCGGCCCGGACCTGGGCCTCGTAACCGGCGATCGTTCCCCTGCGGACATCACGTTCAATGTCGCTGGTCTCGAAACCGGTGGCGATGGCTGCCGCCCTCACCCACATGGTTGACTCGTCCGTGTCGGCCGAGTGGTAGAGCACCTTGTTCACCTGGCCCAGGTCATTGCCCCGCTGGAGCAATGCCTGGACGACAGCTGACTTGCCGGTGCCGGGCGCAGCCGTGACCAGGGTGAGCTGGCCCTTGCGGATGAAGACCTCGTTGGCGTTGAGGACATGGAATGGGCTGAACAGAGGTGTCCCGCTGCCGGTGTTTTTCCTGCGCCCTTGGTTAAGCGTGAGGATTGGCAGTCCCTCCGTTCAGAGTTCATTGAGGATGTTCACGAAGTCGGTCCACTTCCCCTGTGCGCCGCAGCGCGAGCACATCATGGTCCGGCCAAGCTGGCCGGAGACCGTGACGTACGCCGCCCATACGGCGCAGCAGGGGTAGTAGTACGGCGGCGGGCTCTCCGGCCGGGCCGGACAGTCGTGGTACGACACCGCGATGAACTCTGCCTGTCCGTCGTGCGTGAAGTCCCCCGACTCGTGCTGGCTGTGGCCGCACTCGACTGGGAAGTCCAAGGATTCCAGGAGCGACAGGTCCACCGAGATGTCGGGGTTCATCACCTGATAAATTTCCAAAGCTTGTGCGACCCCGCGGCCAGGCCGGGGTGGTTCACGTCGTCGGTCTTGGTCATGTGGTCGGTGGCTTCCTTCGGGCGGGGATCCGCCCAGGCCTGCCACGGTCCCTTGGCCGAAGAGCCGGAGATCAGCTTGGCCGGCATGCCTGCCACCATCGGGGCGCCGGGGGTGGCGCCGGCCGCGGAGGAGGCGGGCTGCGCCGCCTGCAGGGCTGCCAGCTGCTGCTGCAGCGCCGCGACGTTGGGGTCCACGGCCGGGGCTGCGGGCTCCGGAGCGGTGAAGGCTCCGGTGTCCTGCGGCGCGTCCACACCACGGGCACCCAGGATGGAGCCCATATTGAAGTGGGCGGTGAAGGCCTCGTTCGCCCGGGCCAGGTCGGCAAAGGTGGTGTTGGCCTGCAGCTCGGCGAGCTGCTGCGCCAGCTCGGAGGTGCTGTTGGAGCGGATGACCACCCACGGGGCGTTGGCGCCAGGCGCCTTGAGCGTGGTGGTAAGTGGTGCTTCGGTCATAAGTATGGAGCTTCCTTCGCTAGTCATAAGATGGACAATCAGGTCAAAAAAATAAGACCAGTCAGTTGGTCACCAGGTAGGGCTTGCCGCCCCGCTTGGATTGCCGCCGTGCGACGACGACCGGTTTGCCGGGGTCCCCGCTGGAGACCACCGCCCGCCGGCCCTTGCCCATGATCTCCAGGATCAGGCTCTTCATCCGCAGCGCCTCGGCGAGGGCGGCCTTCTCGGCCGCCAGCGCCTGGCGGAACTCCAGCGCCACCTCCACGCTCACCTCAACATCGAAGTTCTCGATGTCAGGATGCCGGGAGCGGAGAAGATCGTAGGTGTCCGACCCGCCGTCGATGGGCGGCGGGGTTCCCTCCGGGGTCCGCTGCCCCGGCAGGCTGTTGTAGAACTCCTCGACGGCCTCAAGCATTTCGGTGCCGCCGATGGAGTACCACTCCTCATTGCCGGTCTGCATAGACACCACCGGCTTGCTCGGATCCCTCGGGACCAGGAACTCACGGTAATCCCCCAATGAGATCAGCACCGCAAGGTAGCCATAGTCGAAGCCGAAGGCCTCCATATACCACCGCAACTGCGCCACGTACTTGACCGGGCACAGGTCATTCTCCCAGCCGTAGCCGGCCATGGAGGTCTTGATCTCCAGGATGGCCTCGGGCTCACCGAGCAGTTCTTCGCCGTCGTCCATGGTGTAGACAGGGGCGAGAATCCTGTCGGGGTTTGCGCCGTGCCACGGCCGGTCCTGGTGGACCCAGGAGCCGGAGAGTTCCACGGCAAACTCAGGATGGTTGTCGGCGAACTTCGCCGCCACGGGTTCTTCGAGCCTGTGACCCCATTCAAAAAGGGGATTCGGCTCCTCGTCGTCCCGGCGTTCAAGGAAGCCGGCCTTCCGGTACCAGCACACGTACCGGGATTCAAAACTGTTGACCTGCATGATGGACCCGACCTCGGATCCGCCGATCACCTTCGCCCTGGCCTGATGCCATTCGGGGGATCCGTCCACGAACCGTCCCACCAGGACGGCTGTGCCAAGCCGGGCCGCCTGCTGCCCCATGGGCTCCGCGGCTACCGCGACCAAGTCTCGCCGGCCTCATCTTCCAGCAGGCACCAGATGGTGCCCTTGGCAGGATCGTCTGAAAATTTCAGGTGCACCACATTGTCGTCCTCGTACAGGTCCGCGAAGAACTGGCAGTACGACCGGAACCCCAGCGCCCTGGCCACCAGATGCGCGGCCATCAGCCTGTCGTCGTCAACCTCGGCATAGCCGGTGAGGTGGACCTCCGCATGGATCTCGTCCTCCACCCGGTTGACCAGGACGTACGGAGCGTCATAGATGTTCT